TGTATTGTATGAATTACTTCCGGGTTCCAAAGTTGCCAATGATTGTGATATACTTGCGGAAGTATTATTATATGATAATTGAGCGAAATTATTTACAAAAATATAATTTTGATATGCATTTGAACTTGAATTTAATGATTGGCTAACTACCGTATTTAAACTACCGGATAATAATGCAGGAAAACTAGCTGTCAAATTTGTTTGAAAACTTGAAGAATATAGTGTTTGAAATGTCGGAACAGAACTAGCAGTATTATAGAATACTGTCTTAATACTAGATGACGGTTGGACATAAGAGTTTGGAACAGAATAATGCCAAGTACCCCCTTGATTTTGAAAAGATACAGAAGAAACACTTGAAGAAATTAAATAATTACTTCCAGATGCATATGTAGATGTAGATCCTGTGCCATACCAAAAATCTTTTGTATTGGTTGAATCGGTTTTATAATTCCAACTTGCACCCACACTGTCTCCTCCATATGCATATCTACCCACTCCCATAATCCAACTTTGACTAACTGGATAAGCATAAATTTGATAATTCAAAGGAACTTGCGTTGTCTCGGTGGCTTTTAATTTCAAATTAAATTTTATATTATTAGTATCTATTTCACCATCAATCAAAGACTTTGAAATAGATGATAAATCAAATTTTAAAAGAATTCTACTTAAATCTGGATCGTTTTTATAACTATAGTATGGTTGATATATATCAGCAGTTCCACTTAATTGTCCATTCAAAGAACCATTAAATTTGTAAAGTGTTCCACTGGCATAACAAAAAGATCCCGTAAACGATCCCGTAACGCTTCCAGTTACTAATCCTGAAAAATGACCACTGGCATCAGAAAAATTTGTCTGAGCAATTGCACCTCCATTATAAGATCCGGATAATCCTCCATTAAATAAAGATGCACTAAAATATGAGGATCCAGATACATATAACTTTGCGAAATTATCTTTTCCTGATACGTTTCCGATTATCGATCCTGAATAATTTATAAAAGATTGACTGAAAAATCCATTAAATGGAAGTGTCACGTATGAATTCAATACTCTAGTAAGTTGTGGAATTGATTTTAATTCCAAAATTTCATCAATTCCGAAATTTTTCTTGACATAATTTATTTCATTTGAAATATATGCGTCTTTTTCTGGATATACAAATATATGCATATTATCCTACGTCTCCTTTTATATCGATTTCTGGGAATTTTACTTCAAATATACATGGGTCTAATGAAGGATATATTATTTTATTTTTTGTAGCAGCATTTATATCATAACGATGTGGAGAATAATTTCCATCATTAATATTCAAATTACGGATGACTAATTCCGTTACAGATTGAACACCCTCTACTTTTGCAAGTTCCAATTCAAGCTGACTTAAATTTATCGGTTGTGAAAATCCCCATTTTTCAATATCAAAAAATTGTTTAACCTTTTGATTGCAGTAATTTAATACATCTAATTTATTATAATTATTATAAATTATAATTTTGTATTTAATTCCAATGTTTATAATGTATCCATCTATAATATTTACACCATCAGTCAAAAGTCTGTATTTTGATAAATATTGTTTCAAATTATAACTTAATGCATCATTTATTTGAGTTAAATGTTTTTGAGAATCATATGATAATACATATAAATTAATCGAAAACGGATTACTAATGTCATAGTTAATTTTTCTAAAATAATTTTCAATAGCATTAGTTGTACCTGTAGCATTATTGTTATAGTCTACAAATCCACTTACATTTTTTTGTAAATTAAAATTCAAATCCACATCCGATTTTACATATGCCTTTGCTATACTGCCGAATCTAGAAGGCATAGAAAGAGATCTAACCACATAATCGTCTCTAGTAACTGCTCTATTTTGAGAAACAAATAATGATATTGCATTTTGTCTAATTTCCTCAATGCTTTCTTCGTCTTTTCCGCCTGTCGCAGGTATGAAATTATTAACTCTCAAAGATTGAACCATTGTATTAAATAAATTTTGTTCAATCGGAGTAAACGATGATGCATCATTTAATAAATTGTAAGAATTTATTCTTATAATTTCATTTACATTACAATTAGATAATAATCCACCCCCTAATATATAAGTTATAGTTAAAGTAGTATTTGATGGAGATATGCCATAGGTGTTTGTTTTCAAAAAATTACTACTATCTAATGAAATATCAATATTTGATATATTAGATAACCCGATGCCAATTATATCAGATTTTGGGTATATAATTTCGTCAGAAAAATTGTCTAAATTTGCTCCAAACTCTAAATATGTTGTATTATTTGCAGTTATATTTCTTGTAAATTTTCGTGAAGTTCTCAATGACTTCATTATTTTAGGAACTTCTGTTTTATATATATAAAAACTACCGTCATTAGTCTCAATATTATCAATATCTGTAAATATGACATCTTGTGCTAAATAATCTACCTCATACCATTTGTTATTGTTACTATCTTTTATTTCTACAATTTCTAAAACATTTGTTTCATCAAATTCTATTTTATAAAAAGGAGAAGAATTACCAACTGACACTGTTTTTACAACTAATTCACCCGCAAATGCATTTACTACTTTTCTTAATAAAAAGAATTGTGGAACTCCAAATGAATCTCTTGAATATATAGTTACTTCTCTTGGTGAAAACTTCGTATCAATCGAAAAATCAATTGGTTCATTTGTTAGAAATTTTTGTCCGGATATATTTTCAAATTGCGCAAATTGTTTTAATGATAGTGCATATTTATCATCCGGAATATAATTTCCGTTATTATCTATTTTCGATGGCACTAGTTGAAAAAGTTCCAATTGGGTAGTTGCTGATTTTGTTGATGAAGGACTATACCCAAGATATTTTGCCAATGTTAAAACGTTTTTTCGTTCTTCTGCATATGGCATTAAACTTTCTTTAAACTGATAATCAATATAATATGACAAAACATCTCCAACATATGATGCCTGTTCGATAAACATAGTGCCAGGTGATGCATCACTAAAATCTTGATAACTTCTTGGATAATAATTTTTCGCAAAATCAATCAATCCCTGTTTAAAAGAATTAAAATCTCTATTTAGATATTTAACATCTTTATTTAGAGGTTGAAATGATTTTTGTATAGTATCAGGCATATTAATTATATATTATTGGTAGTTACAAATGAAAAACTACTAGTTTGTTTATTAAATGTAAATTGAACTTTTACTCTTATTATATAATTATTAACATCATTGTTTTTTTCGGCAGAAGAAATATCTAAAAATACTTGATTCACAAAAACATTTGGAAACCAAGTTTGCATATCTTCTGTTATGATGTTTTTTATTATTTCCTCAAAATCTTCTGTTTTTTGTTCAAATAAAAAATTATAGAGTCTTGTACCAAATTCTGGATTAAATCTACGTTCAAGTGGTTTGGTATTAAAAAAATTCAATAAATTAGAACGGATTTGTGTCAACGAATCATATGATTGTTGAAAATATCCACTGTTACCCTTTTGTATCGGTAAAGTTAATCCTATAGTAGTCATATTTATTCAGTTTGAACCATCGGAGATGATATATTACCTTGTTTTTTCTTTCTATCCACTGCTTTCATTAAAGATCTAAAATCTTTGTTGATGATTCCAAGAACTTTTGACTGTTCATCATTAACAGTGTTTGAAATTTGTTCCACAGATTCATTTAAAAAAGAATTTCCATCAGAGGCTTGTATAGGACTTGAATATCCTACAAATGATCCTTCTTTTGGAACGCCCCCAACAGTTTCATTCAATATTTTATTTAATGTTTCGTTGCTTGTATACTTTTTAAACTGTTTTGTAGGTTGAGACACCGTAGGAGTTTGAATAGATTCTTTGAATTTAGATGATTCTTGGATATTGCCTTTAACGTTATTAGACAATATTTCGGTTAATATCTGTGGTATCATAGTAGGCAATATAGATTTTAATTCTTCTTGAATAATACCTCTTATTATAGATTTTAATTCGTTGGTCTTCATATAGTATAATTATAAAATAAAATTAGATTAATTGATATGTAATTTATGGTGTAGGGGGGTTTTTAAA